GTTATGACTAAGAAACAGTTAGTTGATGTTTTGGAAAGAGGTGTTAGAGTGAAATCTGTTAATAATGAGGATGCACTCCATATTAGTTCTTATTTACCTGACTCTCGGTTGTCCGTGTGTTATTATGAAGTCGTTGTTGAAGGAGATGAGCGTGTTAAGAGGGTTAGGGGGGTGCCTGCTTATGAATCTCGGTTATTAAGAAGATTGAGAGAAAAATTTGTTTGGCATCTTACACCTTTTAATGAGATTAATGAAGCTTGTATCCATCATCATGTAATTCAACTGATGAAAGAGGACCATGTTAGAGCCATTGACCGCGCTCGTATAATAGAGAATGGCATAGTTAGCCAGTTCTTTGTTCCGGCCAAAGGTGATATTTACGCTGCCGACTTCCGCAATTCCAAAACGCTTGCCTCTTTGAGGGGACAGGTGTTTGCGCGAAGAGTTGATTTTAATTGGCAGCGTTTTATCGGCTTGGGGTTACGACCCCAAGTCGGTACATCGTCCCATTAGGGGTGCCCTGTTTATGTATACGCCGATGAGTGTTCATTACCCTATGAACAACATCGGAAGCTACGTATACGTAAATCGGGTGCCCCTAAAAAGGCTCGCAAAATAATAGCCATGGAAGGGTTCGGTCAACCCCATGGCGTGCGAGCATTTCAGTCGACAATTCATAACTTCGCGTTAGCGATTACGCGGAGAGTTTTGACCCGTAAAATACCAATTTCATTTAAGGCTTCTGAGGAGCAATTAAAAGGAATGGTTATTGAAGGGAAGAATATGATTGTCGATACCGAACGTTTTGTTCCGAAGTCAGGAATCTTTGAATGTGAGATGAATCCTGTTTTTAAATTGTTTGCTGAGAGGTTAGAGCCCACTTCCGCTTGCATTGCCTATGATCAATTCATAGGAAAGTATGCCGGCCCCAAGAAACTCAATTACCTCGAAGCGAACGAGATTAGAAAACGGGAAGGTTTTAAACCTAGCCATGCCCATATTAGGGCTTTCATTAAGTACGAAAAAGATTGTAGGGAGCTTAAACCTGACCGGATACCCCGAGTAATATCGCCAGCGGGGTTCGTCTATCTCTTGGAGACCGGTATCTACGTAACACCAGTAGAGGAGAAAATATATGAAGCGATCAACACGATTTTTGGCTACCGAGTGGTAGCAAAAGGATTGAATTATGACACCCTTGCCGATTTAACAGTTGGCTATTGGCGTTCATTTTTGGATCCTGTCTTCATAGACCTTGATGTAGAAAAGTTGGATGCTTCTATTTTTCCTGAAGCTTTAAAGTGGACGCATTCTATTGTTAGTTTATGTTATCCTAAGGGTGAACGTGATAGAATAATGGAATTGCTAGCTTACCAACTTCAATCAATTGTTAAAGGCAGGGCAAATGATGGGTCTTTTTCGTACAGGGTTCGGGGTACTTTAACGTCTGGTCAGATGAACACTTCATTAGTTGGGGTATTAGTTGTTACCAGTATTTTGTATCCACTGTGCAAAAGATTCAACATTAAGCTTGTTAACATGGGGGATGATTGTCGGTTGATTATGGAGAG